TTCAGGTAAAGGAATAACATTAATGTCTACGTTTAGGTTGTGCGGGAATTCTGTGAGGCAGAAGAACTCAAATTCTTCTGTAATATGCTCTTTGCATAAATTATGTATTCTGTTAACGTATTCGGGTCCATATCTTTCACCCCATTTCACCGTGTAAATATTTATCATTTCCAATGCTCCAATAAGTCTGGATCTACCAACTCATCTTGTTTTGTTTTACCTCTACTCGAATCTTCAAAAGGAAGTAAATCAATATTAAAAACACAAAGTATAGGTTCTGGTCTATACTTGTCTACTTCTAAGTCCCCTGCTTCCCAATCTCTTCCTCTATTAAAAGAGTATGCGAATTCGCTGGGAAAATGTCCCCAAAGAGGATCATTACTAAACTCTCCCCACCTCCAACTATGATAGTTATCTGTACCGTCTGTAAAAGTAAACCAAATTCTTTCTTGATGCTCTAATACATCTTTCCAAATAACTTCTGCCTGATTGTCTCCCCAAACTTGACAAGAGCCATTTGTGTATGCACCATGTGCCAATTTAAACTGTCTTGTTTTCATTGGACGTGGATCTTGCCACCAACTTCTAAGTTTAGTGGGACGTTCTAAGTCATACATAATGATTGGTTCTAAATCATTTTGTACAATTACATCAAGGTCAAGGAATACAAAACGGCCAGTAGGTTTGTCGTCAGCAAAATTGTGCGTATTAAATACAAATGTTTTTGGCCTGTCCCAACACCTTGCCATTCCATATTTGAAATTATCACTACCAAACCAATATTTAGGATGGATATTGGGAATATCAGGAAAGGGGATAACTTTAACATTATCATCCAAACCATCAGGATGCTCAGTGTAGCAATAAAAATGGTGATCAAATTTTTCATCATTCGTATGCCTCTTTGTCATATTATATAGTTTGTTTACAAAGTGAGGTCCGTATTTGGTACCCCATTTACAAACAATATAATTTACTCTTATCCTCTCCATAGTTTTAATAACTTCTCATCTTTTAAGTCTTCAAACTTAATTTGTTCTTTAGCTTTAGGATCGGGCGTATTATCAGTATTAAACAAACAAAATTTTGCTTCAGGTCTAAATTTAAAAGGCTCAATATCTTCTGGATACTTCATACCTCTGTTATAGCTATATACCCAATCTAGAGGTATGTTTTTCCAAAAATCGCGATATCGCCAATAATGATAATTGTCTGAGCCTTTATAAAAAGTAGTAAACACCATTCTGTCGTTTATAAGAACATCGTGATAGATGTGCTTACATTGCTCTCCGTTCCAGCACATTACACTAGAGTTAAAGAAAGTACCACGCATATCAATAAAAAGTCTGTCGTGTTTTTGTTTTGGATCTTGCCAGGTGGTGTGTACTATGCGAGGTTTGTTAGCTAGTACCTCCAAATCATTTATTTTTCCTTGTATAACAACATCTAAATCCAAGTAACACCATTTGCCAGGATAGTGTAGCCACTCGTATGAATTAAATACGAGAAACTTCGCTCTATCCCAGCAATAGTTTTCCTTGTTGAACCAATATTTAGGATGGAGTGTGCCGTCATCAGGAATATATGCACTATCACAAATTAATCCTTCAGGCTCTTCCGTGTAACATGTAAATGTAAAATCTCTTGTATAGTTTTTTTGAACCATTTTATAGAGATTGTTTACATGTTCAGCGGTATATTTTGTACCCCATTTTATACAAACAAAATTCATCATATAAAGAACTTAATCATTTACTACATTTTGAATAACGTAGTCTCTCCCATACATTAATCCATAGTTAACTAGTTCAGAGCAAATATTTGCTGCTTTGTTATCAAATTCTTCTCTGGGTCCTTGTACTACAATTGAAACAAATTCTCCATCTCTTAGTTTGTCTAAAATTTGATTCGTGTCTTGCTTGTCCCATTCGTCAAAACTGCTAAAAAACGCGGTTGCATTTCTTACTGTTCTTGCTTCCATAACATACTCCTATTATATTCATCTGCTAAGTTAGGAAAGTCTTCTTGTCCATTAAGTAAGGCGATTGTATAATTTTCTTTATACTCACCGCCGGAAAATTTAAATGAATATATTTCTTGTTCAGGAAAAAGATCAAATGTAAAATCTTCATGAAAAAGAAATCTATCATCTCCTGCATACTTTACCATGTAATAGTCTGCATTCTCTCTCCAGTAATTATATATGTGAGATGCGTCTTTCCAAAGCATAACACTAGAATTATAGTTACTGAGATAGTTATAAGACCAATCCTTTGATTTTAAAAAAGGAAAGTCCTTATGTTTCCAATAAGTATAACAAATAACTGGATGTTTGTCAAGATAATTCCACATGTGATCCATGTTTTTTTGTATAATTGTATCTAAATCCATATAAAGAACAGAACCCAGATCATTATATCTTAGTAGTTTAATCTTTTCCCAGTGTCCTTCAGGCTCCCAATCCATATTAATAATTTTAATATTTTTGTTCAAACCAGCAGGATTGTCAGTTACACAAACATAATTGTACTTGCCGTTTGTCTTTTCATAAATAGAATTGACAGCGTTCGCTGGGTATTTGTTACCGTATTTTAATGTTAAAATTGTTTTCATTAGAGCCAATAATTTTTATAAATAACAGAGTAAGAGGATAATCACTAATGGCAACTGTAGCGAACATTGTTATTGATCAAGGAACAACATTTTCCACATCAATAAACCTTTCCAATGATGACGGATCTGCAAAAGATCTGTCTGATTATACGGCAAGAGCTCAGTTACGAAAAAGTTATTATACTAATACTTATACAAGTTTTACAACCTCGAAAGTGAATTTAACAGGAGAGTTGACAATTTCTTTGACTGCAGCACAAACCTCCAGCCTTAAAGCTGGCAGATATGTTTATGATGTTGAGATAGAGTCCTCAGCAGAAACACTTCGAGTTTTGGAAGGCATTATAACAGTAACTCCAGAGGTAACACGATAATGGCGATTAAAGTAACGATTCCTACCAGGAGTGGTGGCGTTGTAACAACGACAACATCAACATCTAAAGTTCAAACAGCAACAAAATTAGAAGGTTTGGCTAATGTTGATTTAGAAGGTGCACAAGACGGTTACACATTTACATATAATGCCGATACTGGTAAATGGGAGGCAACTCCTGTTTCTGGTTTAGCAATTTCGTCAGAAAATATACAAAATTTAGACGGCGGAACATACTAGTTTTATAAAAAATAAAAATTGATGATCTTGGTTATTACTAAAAAATAAAATCTAAATATTTAGGAGAAAAATAAATGGCGACAGTTATTCAGATTAAAAGATCTAGTGGTGTAGCCGCACCTACAACAACTGATCTAGCCGAAGCCGAATTAGCGTATAGCCAAGATGCAGCCAATGACGGTGCAAGTGCTATTATGTACATTGAGTCCAAGGACTCAAACGGCACAGCGGTTATTCAGAAAGTAGGTGGTAAATACTACACTGATCTTGTTGATGGAGCTACAAACTCCAACACAGCCTCTGCTATTGTTAAGAGGGATTCCTCAGGCAACTTTACAGCAGGCACAATTACTGCTAACTTAACCGGTGATGTAACTGGTACAGTTAGTGACATTAGCAACCACGACACAGACGATGTATCTGAAGGTGCTTCTAACCTTTACTTTACAGACGCAAGAGCAAGAAGCTCAATTAGTGTAAGTGGTGATTTAAGTTACGACTCTTCAACTGGTGTTATTAGCTTCACAAACGACGCTGGTGACATTGAGAGCGTTGTAGCGGGTACAGGTTTAACAGGTGGCGGCACATCAGGAGACGTTACACTTAACGTTGATATGTCAGCATTTGATACCGATGATTTAGGCGAAGGTTCTTCTAACCTTTACTTTACAGATGCAAGAGCACAAGGTGCTATTTCAGTAGACTCAACACTTAGCAAGTCAGGCGGAGAAATTAGCATGCCTGCTTCTGGTGTTACTGCTGATTCTTATGGTTCTACAACAGCGATTCCTGTTATTACAGTTGACGCACAAGGTAGAATTACAGCAGCTTCTACAGCAGCAATTGCTACATCATTTGATATTTCAGATGGTTCAAACACCGATACAGTTAACGGTGGTGAAACTCTTACATTTGCTGGTACAACTAACGAAACTGAAGTTACTGTTTCTGGTAACCAAGTAGCAATTGGCCT